AAAATATAGAGAAGTAAAAAGAACTGGTGAAACAGGATATAAATATGTTATTAAATGTTTAAAATCATTCGAGCATTATTCTTTAACAAAAATTAAAATTCTTTCTTATAGCCGAGAAATTTCTAGGTCAAAATGTCATGACAGTAAAATAGAATTATATGATAATAAATACTATTGTGATAGATGTGGTAAAGAAATTTTTACTTGGAATAACAATGAACCGGAAAATGACTGGACTGAAGAATTGCTTGGTAAACAAGAATTTTCTTTACTATTATAAAATAAAACAATATACTTTACTTTAATAATTTTAACTTCCGGCAAATATGTGTTACAATAAATTTAACCTTCCGGTCAATATATACTATTCATACTTTTTTCTATCCCAACCAAATTTAATAAAATCTGCTGTAGTATCATTCTTTGTTGATTGCCCATCATTAATGAATTTAGCTTCATTAATGCTATAAATCCATATTTGTATAGCAGTTACTCCGTCTATCGGATTTCCACCTATCAGAGTATGTTTAACTTTTATTAAAAGATGATTATCCTTTAAATCTAAAATATCAATTATTTCTGTTGGTCCACCACATCTACATTTAATAGAATTATCAAGCAATTTAAATACAGCTAAATAAAAATTTTTATCTTTTTTAGTAATCATTTTTCTAGCATCTTTTCTACTGATTTTTTAACCTTAAATTCTTTTACATATTTTTCTTTATTTTTTAATAATCTATCATAAACTAATTCTCGTCTAGTGTTTAACTTATCCAATAACACTTCAGCATACTCTGATTATAAATTAAACATTTCATCATCCTTGAGAGTTGAGTTAGCTTTATATATCATATTTTGTAGCTTGTCTATTTCTTTTACTATTTTATCTTCATAAACTTTAGTTTTCCATAGCCAATCTTGGAATTCTTTAAAAAAGAATTCCGCTTTTATTTTAGGAAAATTATTTAAAATACTATTCTTTATTTTTAGCTCATCTTCATCTAAGCCTCTTTCAAGGGCAGCAATACTTTGTAATAATAAAATATATCTTGCTAATTCTTTAGTTAATATCATATTATTTACTTTCCAACATTGTTTTTACTGAAAGATGTATATCAGCTTCTTTTGCAGTCATCACTTGCTTTACTCTAGTTACCATAAACTTTCTATCATAATATGCTATATAATGTTTTTCTTCATTTTCAAAAACAATTTCTTGAGGAGTTAGTTGTTGAAGTAAAGAAGAGAGCTTATTTGATACTTCTGCTTCTTTTAAAACAATAGCATCAAGTTTAATTCTGTAGTCTTGAACAATAATATCTCCTTGCTGCCTTAAAGATTCAATTTTTTCATTAGATATAATCTTTAAATCTTTTTTTCTTTTGATATGTTAAATAGCTCAATAGCTTTTTCTTTAAGCATCTTTTTGCAATCTCCTTGCTTTTAGACTATGAACAAAAGACATAATATTTTTTACTTCTGCTTCAGATAAGTCATTTAAATTAAGATTAAAAGTATTATAAGACATACTAATGTATGCTTTATTTTCATATTTTATATTATAATTAACCCTCATTTCATTTAACTTATCTTCTTTTATTTTAAAATTTTGTTTGTTTGTGTCGTCTTGTTCTTTAGCCTTATCATAGATTATTTTTAATTTTTCATATTGTCTTCTAAGCTTAGAGACATTAACATTACCATTTTTTACTGTGTGTAAAGTCCTCTTTATATGATCTTTATCTCTATAATGTGTCCCCGGAATTTCAATTTGAAGATAGATATAATTGATGCCCATTGACTTTTTTGATTGGCTGTATTCTTGAATGCCATGATCTGTGAAACATAAAAATTTCACAGGGCCAATTATATTTTTAATATCATTTCCAAGTAAAACTATTGTTGAGGCTTCTACCCTAAATCCTTGTCTAAAGATTTCTAATAGAGTTTCTTGTACTGTTTTTGTATTATCTATTTGATAGAAAACATCATTCTTCATACTTATATTATAATAGTTAAAAATATAGCTCTATTAATCCTGTGGAACAAGAATCAATAGAGCTATATAAGTTATTACCTACTACAATTTATCTTAGTTAAGTGTTATAAACTGCGTAAGTGCCGTTGGCTAATTGCTTGATTTCGACTGGGGTGCCTTGGCCACGGAATGGCTTTGCCTTCTTGACAGCAGCGGTATATGTCTTTGCACTGGCTACTCTCATTTTTAGCTTTCTACCTCCTTTTTTAAATTCTTTCTAATAATAATATTATATTAGTTAAAAATTATTTATCCAATTCACGAATATGATTAAGAAAATTAGAAATAATGGCACAGTTTTTAGTTGTTCTTGGATAAAGTATTACTTTCTGAATTTAGCTTTAAGGACATTCCGTAATCTTGATAGTCCTACCAATTCAGCCAGAGGCTTATTCTGCCCTTTTCGTGAATCAATATAACCCTGAATGAAAGCAAGAACATCATCCAGCTTCACATAGCCAGCCTTGAGATGTTTATCTGGTGATAGATAGCCAGCCTCTTTGATGAGGGCAAGGATTTGGTCGGTTTTTTGGAGGTATTCATCCACAAAATCATTCTTAATTACCCAAGCCCACACATAACGACCAGCTAATGACTCACCCTCCAATGTCTGGATGGCTAGTTGTTTGGCTATATTCTCTCTCAGTTCTACTTCAGTCATTTCTTCATTACCTCCCAGATTGCCAGAATAGATTCCCATATGGGCCTCCTTTATTTTACTGGCAGGTGAGGGCTAGTTCCTGTTTCACTATCTGAGCGGACTCATGAACTATCAGAGGGTTTTTCACCTCACATAGCACCCTCACCTACCTTCTCTGAGCCTGCTAGCTTTGAGGATTTACCCCACCACCGGCTCAGGACTTACTGCCAACCAGTCTTGACGACCATCTCTTGCGTCTAAGTGTTAGATGAAGACTCCTGCCCTATTTCTAGGGTGGCTGGCTCTGCCCTCTGCCTACCTTTCTTTTATATATTGGATTATCCTTGTTTCAGGTTCTCCGTGTTCGGCAAAGGGCAGGCTTGCTGGCTATAACCGGGGCTTTTCACAGTCTACTTAATTAACTGGTTTGGCGGTCATTAGCAAGATACCAGCAAGCTATTCAATTATTAATCTACTAAATATATTATATTAGTTAAAAGTTTTATACATTTTTATTATGAGTTAGGAAGAGTTAAAGTCATATTTTCAGGACCTGTAACAACTTTATCTTTAAGCCAGTTCATACAGTTTTTACAAGTAAGTTTAAATGGATCACTAGGAAAAAGGTCTTCTTCAGTATCCTCTCCACAAGCAAACTCAGTATATTTTCCTTCGCCGAAATATACTATATGATTTATATTATTATGAAGAATCCAATCTACATTCATATTTTGTATTATATTAGTTAAAAGTTATTTAGATTCCTTAGTCTATCTTAAAATACTTCTACTGATTCATCTTCTACCATATCTGAGAAACACTAGAATTGAAATCTAGAGCTGTAAAATAAGAGACTACATATAATTATGGTCTTTTGCATATTTAATTAGTTTTATGTATGGAATAAAAATATTATTTCTTCTTTCTTCACAATAAAACTTTTGTCCTAAACCACAAATATAACAACAACTTACAGGACTTATACAGCCCTCATTAGCCTGTCTTTAGCATACTAATTTTAATTGTTTATTTTTATATATTTTTAAAATAGATTGTCCAGTTGCATAGCTTTGAAAAACTTCATAACAATTAACTTTATATGTCTTCATTTTCTAATTCTTTTATTGATAGTCAATATAAGTCATACTTTTCATTAGTAATTCCCCACAAAGATGGATAAACTTTCTTCAAGCATTTTATGCAAGTATATTCAATTCTTTGAGGAAATATTGTTATAAATAACCCATCTTTAGTCTGGCAAAGATGGCAATATATGCTAGAAGATGATTCTACTTCTTTTGGTTTTAATTTAGTTAATATCTTTTCTTTAGTCATCTTTGTGGTTCTTTAAGTAGTCTTTCTCAAATTTTAGAAACTTACAGATATTAAAGAAAATATTTTCTTTACTTCTTGTGTCATTAATGATTGTACAATTAAATTTAGTGCAGATATTACAACAATCACAACAGTCATTGGGCCCTACTGTTTCAGTACATTTAATACTTATATGTTTAGTATTATTGAGGCTAATTATTGGGGGATGACTACCAAGGCATCCCATTAATTTACAATAAGTGTCTTTCATAGTCTTTTTTTATCTTCATTAAACCAACAATACTAAAGAAATCATTTACCCGGCTATTTTTATCACAAGAATATATTGGTTCAGGAGAACATTGACAACAACAAGTTTGACAAGCACTAGTCACCAAATTACAAATAAGTATAACTTTATCTTCTTCAATTTTCAGGTCTGCAAAAAAGGAGGTGATTTTATTATAAAAGGGACATGGGAGATATTTAGTACATTCTATTTTCATAATCTTAATCTTGGTGCCAGGAAAGGGACTTGAACCCTTAAGACTTTTTACAGTCAACGGATTTTAAGTCCGTCGTGTCTGCCGATTTCACCATCCTGGCTTTTTGACATATAAATATTATAATAGTTAAAAAATTATTTGCTGTGGATGAAATTCTCCCCATTTATTATTATAATCTCGGCAAACATCAAGGCAATTATTCTTGCAAATAGGGTCTAAGAAAGTGTTATGCTTTTCAAACCATTCTTGTCTTTCTTTTCGCATATTTTTGCTTACTTTACCAATAGGATTTCCTTGTTCTCTCATATAAATTACACAAGGAAAATGATAATTTAATGCTACAGCCATATCATCTAATACTAATGGACATTTATAATAGTCTGACTCTTGTAACCCTCTAACATGAATTCCTTGAGAAAAATTATTTATTCGATATTTTAGTATTGGGTATTTATTTATTATTTCATTAGGAAGTTTGCTTAAATTATAGAGTGCTTGGCTATATTGTGCAGCAGGAATGACTCTGATGTCTTTAACTTCTAATGAGTCTGCAAATAAAATAGTTTCAATTGTTTCATTAATATTTTGTTCTGTGAATACTATACCAACACTAACATATGTTTTTGAAGCTAAGAATTTAATATTATCTACTACTCTATTCCAAGCTCCAGTTATTCCACCAGACATCATATCACCAATAGAGCAACAACCTCCATCTAACGATACAGAAAAATCATTAACTCCATGTTCAATTAAAGTCTCATAAAATGATTGACTTGCAGTTCCATTTGTTGATATTGCAATATGTTTAACTTGTCCAGCTTTACAAATATTAATAAATGAAAGTAAATCTTGATGGTTATATAATGTAGGTTCTCCTCCAGTAAATCTAATATTCTGAAGGCCTTCGTCAAGCCAAAGATTAATAGTATTTTTAATATCTTCTTGGTAAGATTCTCCTTTTATCAGGGACATCACACCACGACAATATGTGCATTTAAAATTACATCTATCTGTAATTAAAATTTCACATCTCTGCAAAGGAGAAGATTTGCTAGCTTCTTTAGCTCTTTTATCTGATAGGGTATAAAAACCAATATCTTCTAACTTCATATAATCTCCACAATAAATATTATAATAATTAAAAAATACTCTAGCTAGTTTTGAGTCATACTGGTCTGCTTGTTAGAACACTAGTATTGTGTCCACCTCGCTACTTGTCAATTAGTCTTTCCCATACATGTTTATGAAGAATATAAAAATTATGCTGTGAATTATGTTGCTCATTAAAGTACATCTCATCAATATATTTTATTATCTCATTTTCTAAGTGGCTTAAATCACAAGACTCATCACATTTTGTGCAAGTATAATAATGAGTACCTTCTTCATCATCTCCACCTATCTTGACTGGGGCTTTGCAGTATAATGAAATATCCATATTTTTAACCCCATATAATAGCAGGGATAGCACTTAAAATAGATATGATTAAAATCGCTAAGCCTATAAGAATAAGTTTTCTGTTACTCCAACTTTTATTGAAAATAGGAACCTTTGGATCTCTAGGCAGGTACACTATTCCTCCTTATTTAAAAAAGAATTAATGGGGGAGAGAGTAAGATTCGAACTTACGTTATGCTACTTCAAGATTTTAACCCATTACTCTACGTAGCCACCTAACCACTCGGTCATCTCTCCATATAATTATTATATTAGTTAAAAATTTTTTAATTTTAAGTGTTTAAAAAGTTATAATAAAAATATGGATAAATTATTAGAAAAAGTAGAATCTGAAATACAAAAAAGAAATATTTCCAATAGTGAAATCTCTCAAATATTATCTTCTATTCCACAAGTAACAAATAGACGCATAGTTTACGGCTACGCTTCTGTAGCAATGATAGATAGAGAGAATCAGAAAATATCTATTCCTGCATTAAAGGAAGCTGTAAAAAGATTTATGGCTGAGGATAAGTACAGAATTTTAACCATTTTTCATTGTTTAGATCCAGATACTAAGATTTTAGCTTGTAAGAAAGGGAATAAGTATATTCCAATTAGTAAAATAAAAGTTGGTGATAAAGTATATTCACATACTGGTGTTTTAAGAAAAGTAAATGAAGTTTTTTCTTATTTTATTAATTGTGATCTAAATAAAATTATTTTATCTAATGATGAGGAAATATTTATTACTGATGAACATCAAGTTTTAACTCGTGATCGAGGATGGGTAAAATCTAAAGACCTTTTAGAAACAGACATTCTATTACATTGCCCACCAAAACAAATGGCAGAATCTGGAAAAATTGGTGGGAAGAAAATGATAGAAAAAACAAAAGGCAAAACTTTAGAGGAAATTTATGGATTTGTATTAGCTTCAAAAATGAAAGAAAACATGAGCTTAAATTATAATCATAATAATATTGGGCCTAAGAATAGGGCTAATCAGGTTAGAGGCCTCACTCTTTCAGAAATTTATGGTGAAGAGAAAGCAAAAGAAATTATATTAAAAATAGCTGTTCCAAGAGAAAATTATACTTTAACAGATAAGCATAACTCACAACAAAGAAAAGGAAAAACTTGGAAAGAAACTTATGGTCATGAAAGACCAAATTATGGTGGTAATGCTGGAGAAAAAAACTCTATGTGGAAAGGTGGAATTTCAGCCTTACCATATCCATTTGAATTTAATGACAAAAAAGAATTTGTACGATTAAGAGATAATCATGTTTGTCAATTATGTGGTAGAACTCAGAGTCAAGAATTAGAAAAAAGACATCATAAATTAAATGTTCATCATGTTGATTATGATAAAAATAATTGTGATAATTTAAATTTAATTACTTTATGCTGTGTGTGTAATGGCAAGGTTAATTATAAAAGAGAATATTGGGCAGAATATTTTCAAAAACAATTACAAAATAGAATTCCTCTTGTAAATGGAACTTCTATTAAACAAATAAAAAGAGTCTGGTATACTGGAATGGTTTATAACTTAGATGTTGATATAGATCATACCTATGTTGGTAAAGGAATTGTATATCATAATTCAGATGCCGTCGTAGGTAGAGTATTACCAAAATGGACAGATCCTAAAACCGGTGAAGAATATAAAACAGAGGTTGATGATTTAGGTTGGAAAATTGTTGGTGAATTAAGAACAGACTTAGAGTTAGCAAACAAAATCTGGGATGAAATACAAAAAGGAAATATTAGAAGCTTTTCAGTTGCAGGATCTTCTAAAGCAAAGCATGAGGCTATGCAAAATGGAATGCCATATACTGAAATAGATGAGTTAGATCTCCTAGAAATTACCTTCTGCACTGTCCCAGTAAATCAAATGGCTGTGTTTTCAATCTTATATGATCCTAAAGAGATTAAAATATGAGAGCAAGAAATGAAAAAGGACAATTTATCAATACTTTAAATATACTAGAAAAAAATTGTCCTCAATGTCATAAAATTTTTTATACAAAAATTAAAAGAATCAGATTTTGTTCACAATCATGCTCAACTATTTTTAGAAAACCTCATTTAGGTCATACAAAACTTAAAGAAATAAGTAAATGCTCAAATTGTGGAAATGATTTTATTATAAATAGAAAAAGTAGAATTTTTTGTTCACATCATTGTTTTGCTATTTATAATAATTTGAATAATAATGAACTACATAAAAAACAATCTTTAGCGAGAAAAGGAAAAACTTATAAAGAAATTTATAAAAATAATGCTTTAAATATGATTAATAAAAGAAGGGAACAGTCTAAAACTAAAAATAATTATTTTTATGCAAAAAATTATCATAATTCACCAAATAAAATAGAAAAATATTTATTAAATTTTCTTCAAAAAGATTTTATTAATTGGAAGTTTACAGGTAACGGAAGCAACCGAATCGGTAATATGAAACCAGATTTTTTAAATGAATTAGATCATAAAGTTATTGAATTATTTGGTGATTATTGGCACAGAAATGATGATCCACAAGAAAAAATTGATGCTTATAAAAAATATGGTTATGATTGTTTAGTAATTTGGGAACATGAAATATATAATGAATTAAATGCGGTGTTAAATAAGATTAAAAATTTTTAGTAAATCAAATGGCAGTATTTGAAGTGCTTTGGGATAAAGATAAAGTATCTGTGTAAAGGGTTTAAAAATGTCTAAAAATTCTGTTTTGATCAGCCCAGAAGAATCAATGTTAATAGATTGGCTTATCACAATGCATTCTCGGGATTTTACTTTACATGATACTTTAATTAGTGCCCCATACATACAAGAAGATTTCCTTGAAGACCACTGCGGTGATGAATGAGCTAACTTGTGAGAAATGTATTCATAGAAATGTTTGTAAATTTCTCCATGGAGAAATGTTTATAAAATTTAAAGAAGGTAGTAAAAAAGATTTTATAAAAGAACTAAATAAATTACAAAAATTATTAGCAGAAAAATGTTCTGATTATTCATCTAGGTAATAATTCATATTTCTTTTCTAAAATTTTTTGTATTTCACGAAATTCTTTCATGCATTTTTTATACTTTTCAAAGAAAGATTCTTTAATTTCTATAGTATTGTCTTTGTCATATATATCAGTTGAATAAATTGAATAACAAGGATACCATTTATCTTGTATAACTATAACTTTCATTTTATCCCTCTTTTCATATATCAAGTCTCATTAATTGATTAACTTATTTATAGTTTTATTTTCTTGTTTTTAATTAAAATCATCTTAGTTATGATTTTAAATATGTTTGCTTTGTCACCCATTAGCGGAGAACATTTATTTTTACATAAAGCACAACATTCATGAGCACATCTTAATGAAGAATTTAGATCTGGATGACAAATTAGTTTTTCACCATTTATTTCACTCCAAAAGGTCTAAAAATTACATCCAAATTCTTTTTGACAATTAACTCTCATTATTTTATCTTAGTATTAAAATGTTCTGTTAAAGCTTTTATATTTAGAAGTCGGTTTGTCAGTACCTAACATCGTTTCTACTGACCCTCTAATTTTTTCTTTCTTTATCATTTCTGGTATGGGAGTTAATTTTAGATCTTCTACTTCTTTATAACTTAATGGGACTGAATATATTTTAACTTGTATTTTGGTAAAACAGTCTTTAAGTAAAACTACTTGATGAAAATTAGAAGTATAAAGATTATGTAACTCATTAAAACTATTTTTCTTTTTTCTATGGGGTTGAACTTTTACTACAATAGAGTCTGCAGCCTCATTTTTTATCATTTCTTTAATTGCATATGCTGAAGCCCCAAACAATGAAATTTCAGTCCCTGGCAATTCTAGATATTTTGCTAATATCTTCATTTATTTCCTCTCACAACCATAATTATTCCTATTACAAGCATTACAAGTCCACGGATAACTTTGTGGGCAAGTTTTTTCTTATTTATTTTTACTTCTTTACCTTTTGACATTATTTTAGTGTTTTTCATTTTCCCTCCTACTTACTTTCTAGCATTTTTTCTACAGATTTATGGAATATAAAAGATTTTACTTCTTTCATTAATAATTCTTTATTATTTTCTAATTCTGAGAATCTTTTCATTCTATAATAAATTAAGTAAGGGGGAGTCCACGGAGTATAACCTTTAGCTTCTTTTCTTTTATATTTAATAATTTCTTTATCTAATACATCTTTAGAAGTATTATCAATGTAGTTTGAAACTTCTTCAAAACTTAAGTTAGAAAAATCCTCTAAAATTTGTTTATTATACCACATCAAAAAATCATTTAAAGGGATCCTAGTCGTTACTTCAGGAATCTCTAATTTTTCATGGGGATGTGGTTTTGTTTGTTTTAATATATGTTTAATAAGATTCATTAAATTTATCCACGTAAATTATGTATTACTTTGCATAAATACTTTCACTGTTTCTTTTACTTTGAACTCTACTTGAAGCTTTTTATAAATTTCTGGATTATTTGCCCATTCCATTTTTAATTCAGATCTAAGTCTTTTTATTTCTGATATTAAATTTATAGCTTCTTGAATCTTTTTTTCCTTTGTATTTTTTAGATTTACAAGTTGTTCAGAGGGGGGTAAATTTAATAAAATATTTTCAGCTTGACTTTTAAAATTTGGTAACGTCCTCCAACGTGATTGATTAGGATGTTCTTTTTTATATATTTCTTTTATTATTTGTTCTAATGATTCCGTAGCTTTACTTTTTTTAATTTCTAGTCTAGTTTCTCTTCTACTTTTTCTGGTAACCTCAGAAATCTCTTTGTTTATATTTACAATACCGTTTATGAGTTCTTTGCATTTTAACTTAAGGTCAATTATTTGAGGCTCTTTTTCTATTTTTCTTATAATAAAATTCTTAAATTTTATTTTTAATCTTTTAATTTGGATTGATTCTAAATATTCTGAAGTTTTTACTTTTTCTTTTTTTATATTTTTATGTTGCGGAGCAACAGAATAATATTTATTATTTTGTTGTATATTAGATAATGTTCTTATCATTTGAATTTATCCTCTTCAAAGTAATTATATTTTGTTTATTAACTTTAAACCCATAATTTTTTCCCAACCAACTCCCATGACATTTTCTAGAACAAAATTTAGTGGGGTTATTTCCTGCTTCAACAGTAAAAACTTCTTCACATTCAATACATACCTTTGTAACTTTTTTTATGTCCTTGTGTATTCTATTTTTTTGTCGCCATTTTGTTATTCCATATTTACGTGTTAAACGATAAAGATATTGTTCTGTAGCCCCAAGCTTTTGAGCCGCTTCTTTCATTGTCTTGCATTGGTCTATGATATCAAATAATCTAATACTAATATTTTTATTAGCCATATATTTTCTTTATAAAAACTCTATTTTTTGTTAAATTACAAGATTTAGGTATTTCTCCTAAAGTACAATATTGAACTAGCTTTCCATTAACAATATATCTTATTAAAGATTTATAAAATTCACAGGTGTTACAGTCTTCTTCTAATTCTGTATCTTTAACCATTCATCAATTTCCTTAGTAGTTAACCTCCAATTAAGCCCCCAATTTTTAACATAATCTATTTTAAAGTCATGATAGAATTTTTCAGATAATTCAACATCATTTGAATAGTCTAGCAATATGGATAAAGATAATTGATTTGATCTAAGATCTTCATAACCCCAATCAAAATCTGTAGAAGAGATTTTAGAAACAGCTCTACTAAGATCTGGAGTTAATTGATGAGTTCCATCAATATCTATATAATAAACCTCAATTTTTTTGGATTTTTCAGGCGAAACTATCTTATTCCCATAATATATTTTATTAATCATGCTTCTTCTTTTTGTTTTTATTTCGTGTTCGACGCATAGTTTGGTTTTTTAGTTTACTTGATGTGATTGCCCCAGGAGCATTTTTACGCTTTTTCTTTTTAGTTTCTTCTGGCATTTATTCTTCTCCTTTTATTTTTGGCTCTAATTTTCTATTTCCGGAGATTAAAATTATATCCGCAATTTCTTTAACTCTATCACCATATTTCTTAAGATCTATTGTTTTATAAAATTCTTGGCAATCAGAACATCCACATCCAGTCCAGCCTTGTTCTAATCTAAGTAACTCTGCTTTTTGATGTTCTTCTTTAATCCATTTTGGAAAATCAATTATTGTGTTTCTTTCTTCTGTCAATTTCCTTTCTCCTGCATTTGATGCCAATAAGTAATATGAGTATCTACATCAAATTTTCTTTTACATTCTTGGCATTCATAAGTAATTAGAATCGTTTTTGGTACCTTATTGTTCCAGTCTATTATAAAGGTAAATAAAGAAGCCCAAACTATTCTATTAGATTTACTACAAAATGGACAAATTGTTTCTTTCAATTTTTTACCTCTTTTATATAATAATAGTTAAAAATGTAGTATAACATGCCAGCCTGACCCTTTCTTAAATCCACATTTACAAACTTTACTAAATCCTAATAATTTATACTCCTTTTTACTAGTCTGACTATTAAAAGATTTAATTTGCCATTTTGTATGACTTCTTGGTTTATGACATTTTATACATGGAAGACAATTTTGAATAAGAGAATTATTGTCATTTTTTTCCAAAACATTATAATTAGTAAACTTTATTACTGACATAACTATTTTATAATTTGTTATAATAGTCATTCTATTTCTTCTTAAATCCCTTCTGCGATATAAGAATATACTCTTTTCATTTTATCTTTTGGGAAATACTGAGATAACTCTCTCATAACTTCTCTCTTTTCCAATAAAATATTTTTACCAGTTGATTTATATTTGTTAAGAACTTCTGTTTTAAATATCATTTCTTTTGTTACAATTTCTATACAAGATTCTATTAAATAATGATTAGCTTCAACTACTTCAGGTTTAAATTCTTCTTGAAGTAGTTGTTTAATAAAATCTACAGTTAAATTATCTGTATTTTCTAAGGCATTCCAGCAGGTCGCTAAAATAACATTTTTACTAATTCCTTTTCCGGCACTAAAATGAATAGCTTCAATTGTTTCTGGTTTACATTTTAATTGAATACATCTTCCATTTAAGGTATGAAGATACCAAACAGTTCCTTCCATTCCTTTATAATAGTCGCCTTCGGTTTTTATTAATTTATCTTGGAGTTCTTTCTGAAGCTCTTCATAATTCAATACATAATCTTTATCAATAATTTTCATAGGAAATAAGTTAGGGAAATCAATTATCTGTGAAGCATTTAATCTTTTCGGAGAGAAAATATGCCCATCTGTTCCTATAGCAAAAAGCAAGATAAAGTCTAAAGAATTATCATAAGCCAGTAAATGAGGATTTCTAGCCCCATAAAGTTCAAATGATAAGTTGCAATTAGTATAATTCATTACTTTTTTAATATTATCGAAATATTTACTTGCAACTTCATTCCACATACTATAAAAATCACCAAATCTTCCAGACTTAACAAAAGGTGTTAAACGAGTTTTATATGAAAAATAATCTCTAATTCCATCATTATATCTATAAGCTAAAATATTAGTTCCATCTAATTTTTCATAAATTTCAATATCTTTTACAACAGGAAATTTATAGTTTCTAGTCCCATCTTCTCTGGAATCAAACGGATAATGCATTTTAGGAGTTCCCATTATTAGTTGTGGAGTAACTTCAATATTATTTATATGAGTAATTATAAGTGTTCCATAATATTCATTAGAATTATGGGAAATAAATCCTTTTACAAGATTTTGTAGATTATATGGATCTACCTCTTCAAATTCTTGATAATTCTTACCAAATATTTCTTCAGGATTCATTTAATTATCCTTTTTACAGTTTATTCTATAATAATTAGGTGTGCAATTTTCTTTTTTGATTGATGATTTAATACAAGATTTTTGAGTAAATAAATATATATTTTTAGAATAAAAACTTAATAATTTAGATTTATCATATACAAATTTTTGTAAGCTTAATTTTGAAGTTCCTTTATAAGTCATATTTCTTGAAAGATAATTTTTAAATTTTTCTATTTCTTCTTCAGGGAACATTTTAAGTCTTTCAAATAATATTTGAGGAGTATAAGATTTTGATATATAAACCCAAGTATTATAATTTCTATCTTCAGTAAGAAATAATCTTGTAGAAATATATGTTTTTATATCGTTTTCAAATGGCTTAAGATAAGTTGAGAATAATCCCATACTTAAATTATAATAGTTAAAAGTTTATTACATTCTTGTAGTTGAGCTATACCCATTTACTTTAATTCCATTATTTCTAAGTAATTGAAGAATTTTATTTATATCTTCATTAGATTCTAAGTTTAGTGTGAGAGAGATTTGGGGAGGTCTTCTTCTAAGATTTTCTCTGAAAAAAGTATCAAAATTTATTGTTCCAAAATCAATATTAAAAAATGGGTCAATATCTAATTCATTCTTATTATTTATTAGAAATTCATAAGCTAGATTTATTTGCTTAAATTTCTCTGTAGCCTCTGGTAATTTATTAATATCTGGGTGCCACTGTTTAGCTAATTTTCTATAAGCAGATTTAATCTCTTCTTCAGATACAACCCCAGAGGCTTTATAATTTAGTCCAAGTATTTTATAAGCTTCATTTTTTGTCATTTTTATTATTTCAGGTTCCCAACATTTTTAATTAATTTACTTGCCCATATAGCATCAGAACTTACTTTTTCAGGGTCTAAATTAAGAAAAACCGCTACTGATTTGAGAATAGCTCTTTGTTTACATTGTTCACAATTCTTAACATAAACATTGTCAATAACATGAAGACCATGATATGTTTGATAAAATTTAATTTTCTCTTCCATTTATTACCTCAGCTGCAGTAATTCCAGAAGCCATCGCTTGTATTATTCCTCTTGATACTCCTGCCCCATCACCACAACAAAATAGATTTGGTATAATTGTTTCCATTTCATTTAACTGCAATATATTACTATAAAATTTAGCTTCTACTCCATACATTAAGGTGTTTCTAGAGGCTATCCCAGGAGCAATCGCGTCAAGTTGTAAAATCATTTCTTTTATGTCAGTTAAATATCTATATGGTAATACTAAACTTAGATCACCAGGATATGCATTTAAAGTTGGTTTAATTCCATTATTTTTTATCCTATCTTCTGTTGATCTTTTGCCATCAATTAAATCTCCAAATCTTTGAATAATTATACCAGGAGATATATCATTAGCTAACTCAACTATTGAATGCCCATAATTATTTGGAGAAATTGGATGACTAAAGGGAATACTTACTAATAAAGCGAAATTTGTATTTTTTGTCTTACCAATTTTATAACTTTGACCATTTGAAATAGAAAGATTATCAAATTCTTCTTTAACTACTTCACCGTCTTTACAAACACAAAAAGTTCTCACTAAATCATTAAATTCTTTAGTATAATATTTAATCTTGAAATCTCTATTAAATTCAAGTAATTCTGATACTATTTTTGTAGGAAGTTCAAGTCTAATCCCCAAATCAACTTTATTTCCTTCTACCTTTATCTTGAAATCTCTAAGAACTTGTGATAACCATTTCGAGCCCCCTCTTCCTGGAGCTAGAATTAAATATTTAGATTTTATACAATTTCTTGAAAAAGACACATAAAATGAAGTTTGTTTTTCTTGATATATTCCAATAACTTCTGAATTAATATAAATTTTACATTTTTGGTTAAGTTCTTGATAAAGGTTTTTTATTAATTTTCTACTACCGTCAGTTCCTAGATGAACCACATTACTTGGGATTAATTCTAGTCCATATTTACTTGCAGTATCGATTAAATTTGTATCAACATTTTTTGGATACCAAGAATATTCTTCTTTTTTTATTCCGCATAATTGAGAAGCTAATTCAATATATTTATAGGGATTTTTAGTGTAGTCTTTTAGATTTCCACCAATAGAGTCAGAAATTATAAGTTTTCCATCTGAAAATAAACCTGACCCGCCAAAACCAGAAGTTATTGAAGTTCTTTCTTCTAGACTTTTGCCTTTTTCAATAATGGCAAGATTAAGCTTAGAATCTAATTGTTTTGCGGCAGCCAGTCCTGCTGGGCCAGCTCCAACAATAATTACATCAAATTCTTTCATTTATTCCTTAGAAGTATAATTAAATAAATATATATCTAAAGCTTTTTCAAAACATTCTATATGGGCTAAATGTTTATATCCATTTCCAAATCTTCTAATTCTAAGGTTTCCTTCTTTAACCGGAATTATTTTACCTGGGTCATACATAATATTTCCTTCTCTGATACCAAAATTAACTGCTTTTACTGCCTCAATACTTCTACAAATAGTATTAGGTAATATTTCTTTCTTGCAAAATAGACATCTAGAATCTATTTGTGTATGAGCCATTTTACCAATCCCTCCAAAACCAAACCCATTCATCCTTAAATATAAAAATTAGAGGGACAACTATAAACTGAAAAATTATAAAGGATAGAAGAAATAGCGGGGAAAAAATTATTACTAATAAAATTCTAAATAATTTTCTCATTCTATTATCTCCTTAAATATATGGATTAGTATGTTCTTTATATGCTTCACAACCATCACAAGAATAATTTGCTCCACATTTATCATAGACTTTATCTGATTTAGGCTGTGAAGTTTCATATACATTACAAGTTGGACATGATCTTTGTATCATTCTATGTTTTCTATTACAAGATTTACAGTATTCTAACCAACTTTTCATTTCTTTCTCTTAATATACTTTCTTTTCTGTTTTATTTCTGGTTGGTTCTCTTCTCCTTTATTTTTAACAATGTCTTCTATAGGTTCACCTTTTCCTGAAACTCTAGAAATATCAATGGTAAAATTCTTATTTTCTATTTCTTCTTTTTCAAGAATTTTATAGATAAATTCTTTTAATTCTTCTGGGGAGTTTGCTTCTTTTTCAAAATTAAAGAAGCCATCAACTAAATATTTTCTTTTCATTAATTTTCTCTTACCTTTATAATAATAGTTAAATTTTTTGGTTTTGGAGCTAAGATTTGAACTTAGACTAAGAGGTTCAAAGCCTCTTGAGTTACCATTACTCTACTCCAGAATTATTTAATTTTTGTTGGCTTTTATAAAATCTGCCCAGGAAAAATAATCTGGTTCATATTTATTATCTGATTCTAATAATATTGTTAAACATAAAGATAACATTATTTGTATTTCATCTTTCATTTTTTAAACCTCTTAAATATTTTCCAAAATATATTTTCCAAGTAATAAGATAAAATGGGTCTTCATAATTATGGTTATAATTACATCTTAGACATTCAAAGCAACATTTATTGTTACATCCACTCGAACAAACTAGTCTATTATTATTTATATTAAGACAATAAACTTCACGTCCATCATTATATTCTTTACAAAAATCTGGTTTTATATGATTTCCATTAACAATTTTCATGATTAATCTTATTATATTAGTTAAAAATCTAGATTTATTATATTTTAATAGGCCATATAGTATATTATAAATAATAGATATATGGAAGAAGATATACTAGATAAAGAGTTATTAAGTCTTTATAATTATAGACCCAATATTAAAGAAGCAGATAAAAAATACTTTGCTTCAGAAAAATGGAAGTGTGAAAATTCTCCAACAAAAGCACACCATTGGATTTGTCAAAAAGAAAAAAGACAGAAAGACTTAATAATTAGTTATGAGAAATGTTCTTGTTGTATAAAAGAAAGAATTATTGTAAATAAAGATCATAATTAAAGATCTTCTTTAAAAGCTTCTAAAATATATTTTGGTATTTCAAGTTTAGATTCTTGGATATTAAAAGTATTCTGTAATGCCTTACTTAAATTATCCATTTTTAGTTTTTCTAAATCATTTACAAATTTATTGAACATATCAAAATCATCAAACTTTAAGATAGGATATTCTTTTTCAGCAACCATCATACAAAGAAAAAGAGCCCCATTGGCTTCGGTTAAAACATAATGAAAACCTCGTTCTTGATTTGATTCCATAAATTAATAATATATCATTCATACTTAATACTTAAAATTATATTCTATCATAGAACTCATTAAATTTGGAGTAATTAGTCTTATTTTTAAATTTGGTAATTCTATATTAACGTATAAGTAAAATCTTGTTGAAGAATTACCTCCATTTACAGTTCTAATTAAGGCTTTATTTTTCTTTAGTTTTAAAACTTTATCTACAACAAGGGGGGTTTTACTCAAACCCTCAAAATCAATCATTTTTAGAACAGATAATAATACCTTCTTTTGTTTTTCTTTATTTGTTTTCATACACAATATATTTCTTACATTTAGATTCTTTATTATGACATTTTAAACTTGCAAATAAACCTAATTTACACCTAGGTTTAAAATAAGGATATTTAGTAGTTGTGTAATGACTACAAAGTTCAATCATACTCATTTTTATAATAATAGTTAAAAATTTTAACTTGGTATAAACCTGTATATATAATAAATTATAGTTTCAAAGCAAAATTTTAATAGTTGGAGGTAAGTATTATAAATGGATGAACAATTTTGGGGAGATATGTTGAATGTGCTTAAAGATATTAACTCATATCTTGAGAAACAAGACACCACTGTTGAAAGAGCTAAAATTAAAGACGCCCCTAAGATGCAGGAAAATCCTGAAGCAATAAAGGGGGCTGAAGATCCTAGTTTTAAGAATAAAGCTGATGATTTAGCTTTTCCTGGTAGAATTTCTAAAAATTATGTTCCAGAAGAGGATGAAGAAGAGGATGAAGAAGAGGATGAAGAAGAGGAGGAACCCAAGGGGGATGAAGAAGAGGAACCTGAAAAAGATGAAAAGAAAGAAGATAAAAAAGATATGGATGAACTTAAATCTCTTCTGAAGGATATTTCTTCTGCTTTAGCTAAACAATCTAATGTTGCTGAGGTTGTAAAGGCTGAAATTAAGAAGTCTCTTCCTGAATCAATCAGAAAAGAAACAGATAAGATGTTAAGAAAACAAGGGTTTGTTCCTACTAGACCTGATGTTTCAAGAATTGATACTACTAAATCTTTAGGCCTCGATATTACTCAAGAAGTTAAGAAAAGCGAAGATATAGTTAAGTCTGAAGATAAGGAACAGGAGGATGTTGCTAAGATTATTGATGATATGACTAAGAAATCATGGACAGAGCTTGGGCAACTTAGAGAGAAGACAGATGGATTTAGCCCATTTACTCGATAAAATAAAAAGATTTAATTATATAGGAGGATAGAATATGGCGGATCTTTCGCTTGGTGAGTACTTAGCTCAGGCCCAGAGGTCAATGGGTGGCGGAGCTTATGGTAGGGTTTCTGGTGCTCTATCAAATTATATGTTTGGGCCAGATTTTTTCAGGAAACAAACATACCTTAAAATTGCTGATACATTTACGGCTACTTATGGTAAGAAAGTTTGGGACTCCTTAAATAACAAGACGGTTACTTTTAATGCTATAAAGAAAGTAGATTGGGGTCCGACGGTTGGTTGGAGGTTGAGAACAGATCGTGGTTCTGGTCGTTCTCGTCCTGTTACTGAAACTGGCGCTCTTCCTACTATTGACAATTCTAATTATGTTGGGGTATTTAGTTATCCTAAGCAGATTGTTTCTACATTCGGTGTTAGCTTGAAGGGACAAGCTGTTTCTGCTCTTGAAGGTGGTATTGGAAATCAGTTCGCAGTAGAACAAGAAGGAACTTCTAGGGATCACATTAAAGAGATTAATCAAGAACTAACTGCTGGTTCAGCATATCTGCTTTCTGGTGGAGGCACTACTTCTTATGTTATTGGTGGAGCAGCCGCTGCTTGGGCATTAGCGGCACATGTTAAAGTTGGTGATACTTGGTACTTTTGGGATACTAATCAAGGAGCAGTAGAAGAAACTCAAGGTGGAGTAGTTAGTGCTGTTGCAACTGATTCTGGAACAATCACCATTTCTGAGACAGATACCGCTGCGGCTGATGGTGATGTAGCCTATGTTCATGCTCGAAATGGTTTAACAAGCATAGATGATATTGCTATGGAAGATGCTGCGACTGTTGGTGGAGCTCAAGCACACGCAAATATTTATAACTTAACTACTCGTACTGCAGGGGGATATGCTGCAGCTGCTCTTTGTAGTTATAATTCTGGCATTGGTAGAAACCTTACTCTTCCTCTAGTTGATAGTTGCTTCCAAAATATTCGTCAAAACGGAGGGGAGCCAAAGCTAATAACTACGGGTCTTGACCAATATGACAATTTGAATCAACTGCTTCAAGCTCAACAGAGATTTATGGATGTCACTGATTATATAGTTGGGGCGGGTGATGAGAGAACCTATCCTGGGACAAGAGCAGGTTTCCAGTTAGCTACTTATAGGGGGATTCCCATACTTCCTGACCCTGATACTGCTAAATCTCTTAGTACGACTGATGCAGTTCTAGGATCAAATCTCTATGTTATGGATACTGATTATCTTGAAATGGCGGTAATGTATCCAACTCAATATGTAGAAAATAGAGATTACTTTGCGGCTAATAGCTTAGTTCTTAGGGGAATGTTTATTACCTTAATGGAAATGCGAAGTTTAAGACCCGATACTATTTCGAAAATCGCGGATTTAAATAGTTAAGCTAGTATAGTAAAATATAGATAGGGTTCGTAGAGAAATTAAGAATTATAAAAATAATTTATAAAATAAGCTACGAACTCTATTTAATAAAAAATAAGTTTAGTGTTTAAAAGAAGTAGTGTTATTTTATGGAAAAAGTAGTTTTAGATGGTGAATCTACTCGGGTAATTATTAAGGCATTAATTTCAGAGTGGATAAATCGTAAGTTATATGGAGAAGCCCTCACAATTCTTGACGCCTCCAGTAAAGATGTTGAGTCTAGAAAAGCTATTCGGTCTCTAATTTCCCAAGCTTTTACAAGAAATACACGCCAATTAGTGTCTAGTATAGATAAAATTTATTCGGAGGTAAAGTAATGGCTAATGTTAGATCTACTGATAATGATGCTCGTTTAATTGAGCAACTTGCTAGAGGTCGAAGAACTCGTTATACACAAAGTCTTGGTTTTTCAGTCGCTGAAGATAGAGCCACTAATGATACTGATTCATTAATTATGGCTGATGCTATAAAAAATGAAACTTTAGTAAAAGCTTTCTTTGTTGCTCCTTGTGATGGAAAGGTAGTTAGAATTGTAGCAAATGGGTCACCTTTTATTGATATGGCTACAAGTGGAACCGTTACAGCAAAATTAACTAAAGCTGTAATTGGTGGTTCTGATACAGACCTTTGTTCAACTATAGCAATTGGTGCAGCAACAGTTCCAACATTAGATACTGCTATAGATGCAGTATTATCTACTACAGCTACTGATTTAGATTTACTTAATGGTCAACATGTATATTTAACTGCAGTTGTTTCTAATCATACAGTGTCATTGATTGGATATGTTACTGTTACTATGGAATGGGTTCCTACTGATATTGGATATGCTCAAAGCTAAAGGAGAATAAAAAATGGCAAATATAAGATCAACGGATAATGATGCTAGATTAATAGAGCAATTAGCTCGTGGAAGACGAACTAGATATGTTGTATCAAAAAGTATTATAGTTGGCAATGCTAGAACCAATAACACTGCTCCAAATAGAATTATGGCAGATGCAATTGCTGGAGAAACATATATTTTTGGCCTATTTGTAGCTCCCTGCGATGGTAAAGTTGTAAGAATTACAGCAAACGGAACTCCATTTATTGATAATGATACAGCAGAAACTTCAACAGTGAAATTGACAAAAGCCGTAATTGGAGCTGCAGATATAGACCTTTGTACTAATATTACCGTCGGTGATGCTACTGTTCCTACATTAGATACAGCAATTGATGCTGTTCTATCAACTACTGCAACCGATTTAGATTTATTAAATGGGCAACATGTATATGGAACATTAGTCGTAGGAGCAACTGTTCAAACAGCAGTATCATATGTGACAGTTGAAATGGAATGGTGCCCAACAGATTTAGGATACCCTCAATCTTAAAAATTAAAGGAGAGTATAGATGCCTGAATTAAGTAATGAAGATATTAAAGATTTTAGAGAACTTTCTACAAGTGTTACTCAGATAAAAACATCACTTCTTGGAATTAATGGTGATAAAGGATTAGTAGGAAAAGTAGAAGAATTACATGAGGATATTGTGAAGATTGGTGATAAACAAGACGAATTTGTTTTATCTAATCAAGAAGAACATAAGAATATAATTGAAGAAAACGAAGAAGATCATCATATTTTAAGTAGAAATTTTTGGATTTTAGTAGCCGCATTGATTTCTTCAGGTGTTTTAAGTGTTGGAATCTTAAAATTACTTGGGTAAACCAGATAGGAGTATAGGGATTAAATGGCAATTATACAAGTTCAATCAGCTATTGCAGAAAGTTATGATGCAATAAAAGTTCAACTTGATTCAATAATGCATGTCTGGGAAGTAGATAGTGCTGATTTACTTGATCATAAAATTACTCCGTATGGGGCGGGTAGATTTATTATCACTATTCTATATACTGGTGGTTATTTGTGGCACCTTTCTTATGGCCTTAAAGCAAGCTCAATTAGAAAAGATATTGAAAAAGCCGTTAAACTTCCTCTTGCAGGATTAACTTTAGATCTTCTAGTAATTCTTGGAATAAGAAGATCGCTTACTGCTTTAACTGGGCTTTTGGCAAGCAGTATAGTCAAAGATATTTCTAAATCAGTATCTTCTTTAACAGGGATGATTTCTGATATAACTTATGA